ATCTTGAACAACTCGAAAAGGAAGATATAGTTTCTGACCTTTATGCTGATTTAATGAGTGACCCCGAACGATTAGAAGACTATCTTAAAACAGTTATTGAAGAAGATTTAGAACCAAATATTCAAGAAGAAACAATGGAACAGGAACAACCAGAAGAAGGAGAGAATGTTCATATGAATTTTCTTATTCCTAATGCTATGTTCTTGGCATTTCTTATGAACGGTATTGTTAGTTTAGACCCAGAACAAGAAGATGAAGGTAATGATATACCACAATTGGATTTTAACATTCAAGAGTTTCTTAATCTTAAAAATAGTAAAGGGTTTAAAAGTAAAAAGTATTCCAAGAATCGGAATGTTGATATAGAGAAACAGTTTAAGAACTGGAATCCAGAACCTTAATAACTTAGTAATTAATTAATTCTTTTCTTGTTTCCCCTGACACAGATAAGGATACCTCAAATTTATACAATGTCAAGGAGAAAATGTGAAAAATGAGTAAAAAGAAGAAAAAAGCAAATCATTATGTAGACAATGAAAAGTTCTTTAAAGAAATGTGCGAATGGAAGAAATTAGTAATAGAAGCATCTGAAGTAGACGAATCTCGTCCACCCATAAATGAATATATTGGTACTTGTTTTGTAGAGATTGCAGAACGATTATCACATAGACCAAACTTTATTAACTATGAATATCGTGAAGAAATGGTGGGTGATGGTATTGAAAATTGTCTGATGTATGCCCACAATTTCAATCCAGAAAAATCAAAGAATCCATTTTCATATTTTACACAGATAATATACTATGCATTCTTACGAAGAATACAAAAAGAAAAGAAACAGATGTATGTCAAATATAAACTTATCGAAGAAATAGATAAAGACCATTTATTTCCAAGATGGGTTGAAGATAATGTTGAAGTAGATATGACAGAATCAAAGAATGTTGCTGCCGATTATTATAGATTGTCTGATTCGGATATAGAAAAGTTTATACCGAAGAAAGAACGAGAGCGTTTAGAGCGTGAAAAGGCAAAGAATAAAGGTATAACATTAGATTCTTTCTTAAAGGATGACAAGAGTGAAGATAGCACTGATAAATGATACCCACTTTGGGGCGAGAGGTGACTCTCAATTATTTTTTGATTACTTTATGAAATTCTTTGATGATGTGTTTTTTCCATATCTCAAAGAAAACAATATAAAGACAGTAATACACGCAGGCGACCTGATGGATAGGCGTAAGTTTGTCAATTTCAATATCCTAAACCAAATAAGGACACAGTTCATTGAAAGACTACAAGATGAAGGAATCGAGATGCACTGTATTCTCGGAAACCACGATGTATATTATCGTAATACTAACAATGTCAATTCTGTTTCTGAGTTGTTCGGTAATAAACCTAACATAACCATTTATGAAGAACCAGAGGTGCTAACTTTTGGTGCATTAGACATTGCAATGCTTCCGTGGGTAAACAAAGAGAACTACAACCAATCCGTAGAGTTCGTTAAGACAGCAGAAGCACCCTTCCTCATCGGACACCTTGAGTTAGGTGGTTATGAAGTAATGCGTGGTGTGAAGTTTGATGGTGGGTTAGATGCCAAACTATTCAAACGATATGAGAAGGTTCTCTCTGGACACTTCCATTGTCGCCAAGAACAAGACAACATCTATTATATGGGAACGCAATATCAAATCACATTTGCAGATTTGAATGAAACAAAAGGTTTTCATATCCTCGACACTAGCACAAGAGAAGTAGAGTTCATCGAGAACCCATACAAGATGTTCTATTCAGTAACATACAACGATAAAGATGGACCTATTGAACCAGATAAGTTTGATTGTCAATATCTCAAGGGTGCATATGTAAAACTATTCATAGAACACAAAGAGCATCCGTATTCGTTTGACCGATATATGGATAAACTCTATGAATGTGGTGTTGCAAAGATTACAGTTGTAGAAGAATTGGTAAATTCTGATTGGACAAAGGAAGAGATTGTCGATATGTCACAAGACACAGTTACCCTCATCAATAGTGAAGTTGATGTAATGGAAGAAGTGAAAGACAAAGAAAAGATGAAACGCATCATCAAGGATTTGTATATGGAGAGTTTGTCATTATAATATTTTCAAAATTGAGTTGGAAGAATTTTCTTTCAACAGGAAACTACAAAACAACACTAGAACTCACCAAAGATAACAACACACTTATCTCTGGTGAGAACGGTGCAGGTAAGTCAACCATGCTTGATGCGTTGTGCTTTTCTCTATTCGGTAAGTCATTCCGTGGTATCAATATTCCACAACTTCCCAATTCAATCAACGAAAAGGATTGTGAAGTAGAGATTGAATTTACAGTTGGCAGGGACAGTTACAGAATATTCCGTTCACTCAAACCAAAGAAGTTTGAGATATTTAAGAACGGTGACTTGCTCAATCAAGATGCCAAATCAAAAGACTACCAGAAGATTCTTGAAGAGCAAATCCTCAAGATGACATATAAATCATTCTGTCAAGTAGTTATCTTGGGGAGTAGCAATTACATTCCCTTTATGAAACTCTCTGCAAAGGATAGGCGATTGGTTGTAGAGAACCTCTTAGACATTGATGTGTTCTCTGTAATGAATACTCTTGTTCGTGCAAGACTACAAATGGCAAAAGAGTATATCAGGGACATTGACTACAAGGTAGAAATCGTCAAGAGTAAAGTTGAAGAAAAAGAGAAATTAATAAAAACGCTTGAGAAGAAATCGTCCGATTCTGTAGAAAGTTATAAAGGCGAAATCAAGAATTCCCATACACAGATAGAAGAACTACAAGAAGAAATCAAGAAGAAGAAAGAGAATGTGGACCACTTATACGAACAGGTAAAAGACAAGGACGATGTACCACGAAGACTTCTGAAGATGGAAGGGTTAGAGCAACAACTCAAGAGCAAGATAAAGAACATTGAAAAGAATGTGAAGTTCTATGAAGAGAACGATACTTGTCCATCTTGCAAGCAGGACATTCAGGAACACCACAAGGAATGTGTGTTCAAAGAAAAGGCGGAAGAGAAGAAAGAGGTAGAAGATGGTGTGGGTGAGTTGATAGTGAATATGACGGACACAGGAAAACGATTAGATGACATCAACTCTATTCTGCAAACGGTCGATACTATACAAAGACAAATCAACGAGAAGCAAAACCAAATTAATTCTTCCCTTCGTTACATTGGGAAGATGCAAAATAACATTGATGAAATAGTGGGTGAGGGTGTAGAGGTAGAAGAATCCAAAAAGGAATTGAATGAATTGCTTGGCGAAGGTAAGGGGTATATTGGCGAACGCAAGGAACGAGTAGAGGACAAACACTACTACGAGATTGCAAGTGTATTGCTGAAAGATACAGGCATCAAAGCAAAGATTATCAAACACTACCTGCCAATTATGAACAAACTCATCAACAAGTATCTTGGAGATATGGATTTCTTTTGCCAGTTTGACTTGGATGAAAACTTTGATGAAACAATCAAGAGTCGCCATCGTGACGAGTTTTCATACTACAGTTTCAGTGAGGGCGAGCGTTTGCGGATTGACTTGTCGTTGCTCTTGGCGTGGCGAGAGATTGCCAGATTGAAGAATAGTGTGAATTGTAACTTGCTGATATTAGACGAGGTATTCGATTCGTCATTAGATACAGTTGGCACTGAGGAGTTTCTAAAACTTCTAACAACTTTCGGAAATCGTGCAAATATATTTGTAATCTCACATAAATCTGATATAATGACAGATAAGTTCAGCAAACACATTGTGTTTGAGAAGAAGAATAATTTTAGTAGGATAAGATGAAGAATATAAAATGATGACAGATACAAAACACTTTTATGAACGCAACGATTATGTAATCAATTCAGATTGCAATTGCCTGTTTGAAGATTTACTTGAGATGACACCCGATGAATTTCGTGAGTGGGTTATCAAGTTCCGCAAGACGGTGAAAGAATCTTGGGACAAGTATGGTTGTCCGCCACGAACAGGTAAGAATGAAGAAGGCATCATTGATGTGTTCAATAAGATTGCCGAATACCCCATCCACAAGTTTACACGCAGTGACGAGTTGTCCAATGTTCCAGACGATGTTATCATCAACAAGTCACGCATTGGCGGAGAAGCAGACCAATGGTTTAGTAATATGATGCAGACACGCATCAACTATACTGAGAAGGATATAGGATATTCCATCTACGATTTGTTTGTAGATGATAAACACTTGGAGAAGATGGTGAAGGGTGGTATGAGGCATTTTAGGCGTGATAGTTTGTATGAACACGCAAAGAGTGCATTCACTAATAACAAGAAATATGCCATTGTGTCCACAGCAGATGCACACGAATGGATGGAAGCATTCCATAACAACAAGAACATCTTCAAGGATTATGACTTTATGTTAGAAGAAGTCAAGAAACGAGAAGGTCTAAACAGTGGATACTTCCAAGTTGAACAAGATGAAATTCTAAACTTGTCAATGGACGAAGTAAAAGAATACAAAGATAAGGGATGGTTGGAATATCGCCATCACTCTACATTTGATATAGACAATATGTCTAACGAGAAACGATACAATATTCGTGTGTATAAGAAGGGGAAGAAGATGTTCCCTAAAGCATTCGCCGCATATCGTATAGGTTTTATTCAACCTGCTGTCAATTTTCCACCAATGACTGCTAAATACCTATATGAAAGATTCACGGAAGATTTCAAAGACCAAGAGGTTATTAACATCTATGACCCGTCTAGTGGTTGGGGCGGCCGCATACTCGGTGCTATGGGTGTTAGGGATGATAGGACTATTCACTATATTGGGACTGACCCTAATCCTGACAATTTTATCGGGGATGGTGGTTACAGTAAGTATGCTTCTCTCGCTGATTTCTACAACACCAAAACTTATCGTGGAAACCCATTCTTTTCCGAAACTAATACTTATGATGTATACCAAGAAGGGTCGGAAGAAATTCAACACCACGAACGATTCCAAAAGTACAGAGGAAAACTCGACCTTATCTTTACTTCACCACCTTATTTCAACAGAGAGGCGTATAGCGAAGACGAAAATCAGTCGTACAAAAAATACGGGTCGTCCTACGAATCTTGGAGAGATGGATTCCTCAGACCAACCCTAGAAACTTGTGCAGAGTATCTAAAACCAAATAGATATTTGTTGTGGAATGTTGCAGATATTTTGGTCAGTGGAAAATAC